TTCTGCCTTTTGCTTAGGAAGATTGCCAACATCAATGTAGAAAATTCTACGTTCTGGTGCTCTTGATAGTCTATAGATTACAAGACTATCCTCAATCATACGAAGTTGATTGAGTGATTTAATTGCTTTATGTAGATATGAAAGAGTATTACCTTTATTGCGATCTACGAGTCCAGATGTACAATATGTAATTGCATCTTTTGCAATTTTAATTCCCTGACCTGCCCCACTTTGCATTGGGTTGCCAGTTGGATATGATGATTTTGGATTATAGATGAAGTACTCTTGAATCTCTGGGAAATCATAATCCATAGGATTATCACTTCTTAGTTTTTGCAAAGGACTTATTTTATCTTTGTCATTCTTTTTACTTTGACGTACATAACGCATTTTCATTGCGTCAATATATCTTAACTCTTGAATTCCTTCTTCGGGTTTCTTTAAGTCAATAATTTTGTGATAGTAAATTCTACCATCAATATACCAATTACGATAGATCTCATGTGCCTTTTTATCAAAATCTAAAAGGTCGAGAATATATTTAAATTCTTTACGAATCTGTTTTTTGATACCATCACTAGCATTCAAGTTTGACAACTCGATTTCAATAGGACTATCATTACTATCAGATACAACTGCTTCATTTACAATATCTTCAATGGCACTATCACACTCTGGGTGTAGTGACATTTCACGATATCTTTTAATTAGATCAAACTCATTCTTGTAAACACCTTCAATATCTACATAAGATCCAAAAAAACCACTACTCATGTAGTGGTCAACCCCGTCCTCGTTGTTAGGAGGAACGGGGGAAACCGCTGACGGTGAGAGTGGTTCGTTGTCCTCTATTGAGAACCCAAATAATTTGGACGACATTATTAAATTCTAGAGAATTGCCTTCTCTTATTTATCAAAGAAGATTAGCGCCGGTTGCATCAGCAGCACCAGCACCATCCTTAGTACCTGCATACCAGGACTGAACTGCAAAGTCAACAGTGAATTCTTCGATGGTGTCGCTAGAATCGTATGAAAGATCAATAGCAGAAACACTAACAGGGAAGATATCTTCAAAAGTATATGACTTCAATGGAGTTGCCGAAGTTAGTCCATCAGATTGGGAATTTGTAGTTGACTCTGCACCTGCAGAATAACCTCTACCCATTTGCATAACAGTCGCGCTTGACATATATGATGTTGGACTGGTTGCACCAGATGCGTTATCCAGTTTACCAATTGCATTCATCCATGCTTCAAAAGCATTTCTAATTTTGAAGTTTTCATCATTTAAAATAGTAACTGACCAGTTGTCAATAGTTCTGTCACCAGCGACCTTGAAGATTCTTCCTCTAAAAGGCACATCGATTGAAGCGATGTTAGAAGCAGGCATATTTGCTGCTTTGCACATAAACGAAAAATTAGTTTTATTATCAGAATCCCAATCAGAACCACCTGCAACACCAGCGGCGGCAATTGCTGCTGCTGGAAATGTTGATAGACTTACTTCAAATAGATTGGGACGTGCTCCGCCCCCCTTGAGGGCGGATTTGAAGTTAGAAATAGTACGTAAAGTTGACATTAGTAGAAACCTCCTTTTTTGTTATTAAAAATATCAAACTCTACCAGCAACTTCCTCAAAACTGACGCCAGTTCTAGTGGCGACAAAGGTGAGGGTTACGTAGTTGATTGATTTGGCAGGCTTCAGGAAGATGTCTGCTCTAAACTCATTGTTGTCAATGACATCAGGGGTATTGTTTGTTTCATCACAAACAACCAGGAATCCATAGAGACCTCTCTTTGATTCAATATCGCGGAGATATGGTGCTACAATGTTTCTGAAGTTTGCTCTAGTTAAATCATCATTAAGTTCAAAGAGTTGTGCTTGTGCTGCTCTTTCAAGTGCTTGCTCAATAGTGAGGAACAAACGACGAACATTAATTCTGTCGAATGCAGATTGATATGCAAGAGCAGTTTTATCACCAAAGAGTAAAGTTCCTTGTCCCGATTGGGTAATGAAGGAGTTAATTCTCTTAGGATACAGACGATCTCTTTGTGCTTTGGTTGGGTTATATGCAAGTTTAATTGCATTGTTGATAACACCACGTTGCTGACCAGCAGGAGAGAACCATGGGAAAGCAACCAAATTGGTACGAACCATCAAACCAGCAACGTCTGCATTAGCAGGAACGTATCTGAATTGATTATTGAACCTATCATATTGATACTTATATCCAGAATCAAACGTTGCGTAAGAAGAGGATTGTAAAGGACCGAAGTAATTGATCAGATTTAATGTTTGAGTTTCCGTATTGGATACGTTAACCAGATCTCCTCTGTGTGGACCAACAACTGCCATACAATCTTTTCTCTGATTTGCAACAGAGATTAGATAATTTGCTTTTGCTTGGGAGTCAGCTTTATTTGTACACCCAGGACCCATAATCAAGTAATCAACTTGAATTTCATCCTTGTTAGCAAACTCACCATAGGAAGTGATGATATTAGAAAGTTCTGCTTTCATTCCTCCAGCAGTAGAGTAATCGACTCCACCATTGAGAGTGTATGAAAGATTTCCAACACCAGTGAAAGTTACTCCTTGCGAATTTAATCCCCAGAGACCGTCTCCAATTGTTACTGGAGTAAATCCTGCACTAAATCCTGTTGCTACAGGTTTGCTTGCATAGGTAGAGGTAACTGCTGCCTGTGAGATGTTGTATCCCGCGTATATATTTGCAGAGAAATCTGCAATATAATCTTTATAGTAAATTCTCTGTGGAGAATTCACTGCAGAGATAGCATCCTTTGCCTTCGATAATCCAATATGTTTCTCAATAATATTACCTTGTACTCCAGTTACATCTCCAGTATCATCTACAACGGCAACGTGAATTTCATCATGTCTACCTAATCTATCAGCTGAATACTGAGTGGTTTCTGGTTTTGGTGCCAGAGTTTTCCAGAAAACAGTAGAATTTGTAAGACCAAGAGTTTGTTGATCATACCAATCAGTGACAGAGGTAACTGTAACTGCACCGCCTCCTCCGATAGCATCACCAACTCTGATTGCTCCAGCAGCATATGCAGATCCAACTGCACCTTCTGCATAATCAATGTTAGTTTCTGTTCCAGCAGTTGATACTCTAGAAACAACTTTAACAGTTGCTGTACTCTTTGTTCCGTCTGTTGAGTTTGTGTTAACTCCAACAACAATACCCTTCAAATAACCAGTGAAGGTTTCTGTGGATCCAGATCCTGCAAGTGTAGCATCGATAGATGCAGTTACACCCATTCCAACAGTAACACCAGCGCCAACAAGACTAGTTGTGTTGATGCCAAGAATTTGATCTGCTACACCATCAATAACACAAACTTTGAGGTTGTTGCCCCAAGTTCCTGGATTCTTTGCTGCCCAAGTGTATAAAACAGCGTCACCAGAATGTGATTCTTGATAATTGTCGTAGTTTTTAATTTTTAAAGTCGTCGATGCTGAAGAAACAGCAGTATTCGCATTGTTTAGCGCAGTACCGTCTGTTCTACAAACTTTAAGGACTCCCCCGTAGGAAAGGAAGTTAGAAGCACTCATCCAATACTCATATTGGGTATCGGTCGATAATGGTTTCCCAAAAACGTTTATTAGATCTTGTTCAGTAGAAACGTTAATTGGATCATCGATTGGTCCAATTTTAAATGGTCCAGCAATAGCACCGATATTATCCAGTACGTTATCAGCTCTTCCTACTGTTAGGTCAACCTCCCTGGTTAATACTCCAGGAGATAATTGAGGAGTCGCCATGTTTAATTTTCTCCGTAGACTCAGTTTATCTGAAAATATTTATTAAAAACTATGTTTTCAGTGGGGAAACAAGACGTGAACTACCAGTCTGGGTATGACCAGTCAACAAAAGGTGTTTTGCTTTTTCTATTATCCAGAATTCTATTGATTGTACATTCTTTACATTCATACGAATATGAAGAAGGAACTGGACCTCTATTTTTTCTAGTCCTATAAAAACTTTCTACTAAATTTTTTATTTCATTGCATGTTCTACATTTTCTATCTTGAAGCAAAAGATGCCCAAGTTTAATTTGACCATCTATATCCATTATGATAGATAATCCCACATAAAAGATCGATCACCATACTCATCTGATTTAAACCATCTATCACCATCATTATCAGTAAAACTTTCAGAATCTAATCCATCATCCATAAATCCGAATGGTGCCATATCTTGTTCAATCTGATTTTTTTGTTCTTCGTACAATCGTTTACGAACATCCTGATCGGTTAGTTCTTTAAAATAGTCCATTTGGACTAACCATGCGTATATGACGAGACACATTGCCAGGTCATCATTACAACCTTCTTCAGCTTCAAATGAATTGTGCTTCGAAATAAATGTTGTCAACTCTGAGATTATTTCATAATCATTGAAGATTAGTTTATCTTCTTCAATTAAAGTTTTGAGATTAAGTGATCCAACCTTCTTGACAGTCTTGGACATCTTAACTCCCAATTGAGTTTTCTTTCCAGAAAATCCCTGCCCAACAATTTGACCAGCTCTACCTCTCATAGAACACATCAGAAGATTTTGATACTCAAGATCATACTGCAAAATACTTGCAACCTGATCGCCAATATCATTGACTTCACATAAAATAAATGCACTATTATATTTTTTTGCTATCTCAAATATGATATTAGGAAATAGCATTGGTTTGATATCATTATTTCTATATTTTGCAACTATCTTGTGTGGAAA